GCAGCTCTCGGGAGCAGTCCGCCGTCGACGAAGTGCACGCAGCAGAAGAGGCAACGAAATGAGCACAGGAATCGGGGACAAGGTCAAGTTTCACCAATGGTGTGACCGGCTTGGATGGACCATCGCAAATGGTGTCGTCGTGGAAACTCGCAAGCACCCAAGACCAAAGCGCAGCATGAGAACGGCGCCGCCGACACAGTACCGAGTTCGTTCATTACGCGACAATCGAAAGCGATGGGTCGACCATGTTTATGTAACAAAGTAGATAATAACGGTATACCAAAAACAAATAATGTGATATAACTATAAGGCAATCAAGGAGCGACAAAATGATTTCACTCAAAGCAACATTAGATGGAATAACCTGGACCGCTGATATTCGTATCGATGGCTATGTCGAGATTTTTAGGGGCAGGGAGCTGTTCGACCGCGGACAGGACGATGGTGAAATCATCCACGGTGCTTACAAGACGCCGAAATCTGTACTCGATGCCTTGCTCGCATCAGAGCCTGTCTAAAACAAAGGAAGCGACCATGAACATTTTCATACTTGACACAGACCCCCGTATTGCAGCCCGGATGCAGTGTGACAAGCACATACCAAAGATGGTAGTCGAGACTGCGCAAATGCTGTCTACTGCTGTCAACATGTTGGGCGGACAAGCACAGTACAAATCCGCATATGTCAATCACCCGTGCACCGTATGGGCTCGCACTTCGCTTGACAATTTCGCGTGGCTCAGCAAGCATGGGTTCGAACTTGGGCTCGAATATAATTTGCGGTACGGCAAGATTCACAAGAGCAGCGCTGTCATTATGGATTGCGTGTGGCAGGTGTCGAAACTCAAGTTTGACAAGAAAGGTCTTACGCCTCACCCGCAGTGTATGCCCGACATGTATAAGTCGGACAATCCAGTGACAGCATACCGTGCATATTATCGTGGTGAGAAGTCGTACTTCGCAAAATGGGACCGTGACCGCGATGCTCCTCTATGGTGGAATGCTGCATAATTTGTTGATTAAATCGTAACAAAATAACACATTAACGTATACCTGGAGCTGATTACGTATTATAATATATATATCAGCAAGGGAGCGATCATGACAAGCGAAATCAAAATCCAAAACCTAAAAAACACCGTTTCACAGTGCGACCGAAAGATGGCCGCATCGGAAGAAAACAAAGATTTCTCAAACTGGATTCTACTTGCAGACATCAGACTTGATGCTCTCAAGAAGATTGCAAAACTTGAAAAATTGAACAAATGAGCGGCCGACATGGAAAATCGAGAAACAAAAGAAATCGGACCATTCATTAACTTGTACAATTGGGATTCCCACCGAAAGTACCGATACCACGTAGTCGAGGGCAGATACCTCGAAAGCGGTCACATGTACCACCTACGTTTCGCCTGCAGATTGCAAGCAGAATGGGCATTTAACAAACTCAAGCGAAATCCGTCATGGGTGACCGTCCAAGATATCGAGTCGCAGCTTAACTGGTATGACGGCAGATACCATTCAGTTCACCCGGCGTAGGCCCGTCACAAGTGCGGGATTTAATTGCTTTTTTTTTAACAAAATAACACATTAACGTATACCTTTACTGATTAGCGTATTATAATATATATATCAGCAAGGGAGAAAACAATGCTTCATCCAAGAATCCAAATCGCACTCGACTTCATGAACGAAATCCTCGCCGAAGATGGAATCACAGAGCGGGCTGCAGAGCGGCACCACGCACATGGTGATTGGACTGGCGATCGCAATGCCATCGGAATCGCCCACCCTGTCACCTTTAAGCAGTATGTCGTTCTACTGAATGACCAAGACGAGGCATGGAGCATGATGCCAAAATCCACTTACATCGACATGTACCGATAAACAAATCAAACAATCAACTAAGGAGCGATCAAATGTCATACAAAGGACACAAAAACTGGACCCACTGGAACGTTCACCTGTGGCTATGGAATACAGAGTGCCGCCATGGAATCGTCAAGCGGGCCCTTCGATATGAGAAAAACAAGGACGACGCTGCTCGTCGCATCCTTCGATATATCAGCGAAGACACAACGCCCGACGGGGCAGTCTATTCCTTCTCAAACGTTCGCGCAGCCCTGGTCGGCAGCGACATCAAAGTAGGGTGACCCGTGAGCATGACTATAGTAGGCACAGAACGCGGCAGAATGATTTGGTACGGCAATGACGTAAACGATCGAGGCGCAATCCTGTACGATGATGGGCAAGTGGTTTTTGGCTTCTGGTCAAGATTCAACCCAGAACATTCGCACAACAGGAACGGATTCGAAATCAATACAGAGGTACTGGTCACCACGGGTGCTCGACGCTCAACTCCACCTCGATGCTCCGACCCGGTGAATCAAATCAAGCGATGGATGCAGGCTTAACGGTCTGCATTTTTTTTAACAAAGTGACATGTTGACGTATACTTTTATGGTTCAACGTATTATAATATATATATCAGCAAGGGAGAAAACAATGCTCGACAATCAAAACAAAGACTTCGACTTGATGCTTGGAACAATCAATGGCGTACTCAGAAAAGCCAAGGGTAGTTGGGTCGATTCGGTTGATTTAATCGAAGCTTGCGGACTTCAAGAAGCCCACAATGACGAATATACATGCCAACTTTTCAATGCTGCGATCGAATTTGGCGAGCAAGCAGGCTGGTTCGCATACAGCTGTGGTGAATACAGGCACCTCAGGGCTTAATCATTAAAAGAAATATCAAACAAGGAGCGATCATGACAAAGCAAACAATCCACAGACTAGCCCAAGACATCACAATCATTTCCCGTCAAACAGGCGTCACAAATGAGCAGGCAGCCAAGCAGATTGATGGTCGGATGGACGGCACGCAGCCTGCAGATTGGATGCAAATCGTCCTTGAGTATATCAACCAAAACAACATGTAGTAGGAGCGACACAATGACACAGCCAATCACAAGATTGAACATGGAGCGACAAATCATCGACCAGGCATACATATTCAAACTGGTGGAAGAACAGAACCCTGATGCCCCGCAATTCAGCGGCGAATTTACTAAGCCTTATATGATGTCGGTATTCAGCATATTGATAGGCGAGAAATCACGCGAGAAACGTATTTTCAATAGTGCATTCGCGAAGCTGGTCGAAAACGGTAGCCTGGTGCAAGACTGGAACCAATCACAAATGCGGTTCACCTTCAAGATTAACCAAAAGCTGTTCGAAGAAATCCGCACAGAAGAGGAGCGGGGACTCTATCGAGTGGGGGATGACGTATGAGCAACGACCGAATCCTTCACTTCGACGAAATCCCAATCTACTCACATTATGTTGTGTGCCACGATACGTTCATGTCAGGTTGGGGCATGGCTCATGGACGCAAGAACATTCTGATTTTCGCCTGTGATTGGATAGACGAAGCAGTCAATGTTGCGCAGTATGCCGAATCTCGTGACGACATGGCGTCCGTCAATGTTTACCAGTCTCTTTTACCGACCATGTTCAATCGTGAATATGGTCACTTCAGCACGCTGTACGTGCAAATCAAAACCAAGGAAACCATGCCGAACTGGTATGGATACGCAAAAGGAGCGAACGATGAAACAGAATGAACTATTGGACTATGTGCGTCAGCACCAAGACGCTGCCCGCATGTTGGTCAAGTTGCTTGACCGAATGGTTGCAGAGATTGATTCGGAAGATGGCGGACAGTCCGACCAGGAAACCGAAGCAGAAAGTGACCTCATGGCAACTTACGATGAGATTGCACCATTCGGTTTGATGCGTAGAACCAAGGCGTATCAGATTGCGCTTGACATGGGCAAAAGTAGAGTCGTGCCCACCTACCTTGATGAAGATGAGCAAATCCTCTTCAAGTACGTCAGCAATGGGTATATCAGCATTGCTCGAAACCTGAATGTCGGATTACAAGCAGATGATTGTGTACTGTTGACGCTCGACGAAAGAAACAAAGTGCAGCAGGCTGACAAAGAATTCAAGCAGTGGTCAAGAGCGCAAGGTACCGTCTCGCGTCTGGAAATGTTCATGCGTGAAAACCCTGCAATCGCCATCGACGATGGGTGGGATAAATGAGTAGTCGACTATGCAAAAACTGCGGTTCAACCTTGGGATTGGACTGTGGTCAAGCTGAGCCAGATTTCGATTATTTCTACTGTTCCCGCGGTTGTTTTGCAGAGCATAAACAAATACTATGTAATGTGGACAAAACCACAGAATGGCTTGCCGCAAGCATTCTGATTTTCTCGACGATCTTTATCGTCACACTCGGCCCCAGCATTGTGCTGTGGCTTTCCAATCAATGAAGGAGCGACCAGAAATGGCACCAAGGAAAAAGCAAAGTGAACCGAAACCGGGTCACGTAATCAAGCTGCAAGGCAAGGAGTATATTACCCATATTGGGTTACTCGATTTGGCCCACAAGGCAGGGATGCAGTTTATGGGTGGTGATTACCTGTACGAACTCTGTGACCCAGACAAAGATAGGTACGTCTACCGGGCAACGGTGCGAAGTTCCGACGGTTTGGAATTCTCCGCAGTTGGTCATGCAAGCCCAAAAAACCTGAATCGAAAAATGGTACCGTTCGCAGCGGTGATGGCAGAGACTCGAGCATGGAATCGAGCAATGCGATCAATGGTCAATCACGGGGAAACGACTGCAGATGAAATGCAGGACGTCGGGCTCAACTCTCAGCCAATATACGCCACCGAAAAGTCGGAACGGGTATTGCGCACCAATCCGGACAAGTGGTGGCAGTGCATTCAAACCAAAATGCTGGAGTGCCCCGGATTACCGACCCCCGATGAGGTAAACGAAATTTGCCAATTCTGGAGCAAGGGCAGATTGTCAGCAGAAGACTGCAGCACTGTACGGTTAGAGAATTTGATTGACAAAATCGCATCACCAGAAGGCCAAGCATTGCTTGATGACATCAGAACACAAAAGCCAATTCAACAAGAAGGAGCGAGCAAATGAAGTTCGAAACAGAAGGGCATATCTGCAAAATCAATGACGAGCAGGTGGTCGGTAATGGATTTCACAAGCGTACATTTTGGGTAGAAACCCAGGACAAGTACCCGCAGGTTTTGGAATTCCAATTCACCGGTGACAAGTGCAATATTCTTGACGCGTACATGGTCAACCAACGAGTGCTTGTCAAGTTCAATGTACGTGGACGAGTTTGGGAACCGACAGATGGTCGGGAACCCAGGGTTTTTCACACATTCAACGTGTGGAGGCTCGAAAGCCTCGAACACCCGGATGACATCAAGCAGATGCAACGTGAGCGTGGAATCGAATCGATTGACGAAGACATCCCTTTCTAAGCTGAATATGTTCAAATAACAAGGAGCGATATCATGAGTGAAATACTCGACAAAATGAATGAAGCCAGGTCCGTCTTGGCTGAGATTATGGAATCAGGCGGAGAGCTGACCGAAGAGCATGAGGCATTGCTTGACAGGTATGCTGAGGATTCGAAGCAGCAAGCAGAATGGTTGGGGCATCTATATCGGCGTGCAAATGCTGAAAAGGACGTCATTGCCGGACAGATGAAGCTGTTGCTGACCCAGAAACGCAAGGCCAACCAGACGTGTGAGTGGGCCAGGCGTACGATGTCTGACATACTGATGACAAGGGAGCAGGCGGGACAGAAGACGAATATCGAAGGCGTGGCCCATTTGATGAAACGTCGCACCCTGTCTATTCCCGATGACCCGGAATTGTGGCCGGTTGAGTTCATTAGGGAGGGCAGAGTCACTTTGGACAAAGCAGCATTGAAAGCAAAATACAAGGACGGAAGCGAAATGCCAGAAGGATTCGAATGGCAGGATGCTTTTGCGGTGGTGATGAAATGAGTAGAAAACCTATGAATAATGAAGCCAGACTCAGCAAGCATGTGTCTATCCGAGTGAGTGAAGCAGAGTACCAAATGCTCAAGCAGTACTCATTGAAGCGTGGGAAGACTTTTGCACAGGCTGTTCGCGAAATGTTGATTGGCGTTTTGGGCGATCAAGACCTCATTGACCATGTCATCAAAAGTGCCGAGCAGTGGGAGTCGGACAGATTGAATGGCGAGCATGCATCAGGTATCGATTCAAGCATCGCGTATGACCGGATGCAGCTTATACAGCTGTCGAGAAAATACGATGACTTTCAGCGCGAATTGGATATTGCGTTGCGGTCAATACCAACGGTGAATGCAGAATGAACTTCCACAAGGGTCGGGCCACTGATGCAGTATTCGAGTCTGATTTACCGAGCATACAGAAACTGATTCTGCTCTGTTATATCAAGCACGCAAATGCTGACGGAGTGGCCTGGCCTGGTGGAAACAGAGTGGCAAGCTTGACTGGAGCCTCATTGGCATCAATCAAGCGCCACCGTTCCGCATTGATGCAAGCAGGCATATTGGTCAAGATTGGTGGTGGTGATGGCAACGTTTATCGATTCCAAATCAACGTAAGCAATCTCACCACTGGTGTCAGCGTGACACCGGTATCAGATAGTGACCGGTATCATAGCGATACCAGTACCGGTGTCACAGTGATACCTCTACCGGTGTCACAGAGAGACCCTAATATACACAAAGAAAATCACACACAGAAAAAACACAGTACGCCTTCGGCGGTTGTTAGTGAGCAGAAGAAGGTCAATCGAGATTTACAGAAGGTAAAACAGGTCTGGCAGTCGTTGATGTCCATATCAGAGCAATCTGATAAGTCATCACACAGGCTCAAGTTGACTCCTTGGCGGCAGTCAATGGTTAGTCAGCGGATGAAAACATATACGGCAGATGAAATCATCCATGCATGGACCTGGTGGAATGAGTCGATGCACCAGCAAGCCATTTATCTACGTTCGAACCGAGGACCAGCAGGAATCGATACCTTTTTGAGAAGGAGTAACCACGACAAATATCAGGCTTTCGCTGCCGACTGGAAGCCTGTTATAATTGAACCTGGGCCAAACGCTTCAATCGAAGAAATGAAGCAATGGCTCGATTACAAAAACCGCATGTCCATTGTGGGAAAATAGGAGCGACAAAATGACAATAAAAGGTAGTACCTTTACAGCAAAAGAGCTTTTCGCAGAGGTCGTCAAGATAGGCGAGCGATCGTTAAAGCAAGACAAAAACGAAACCGATTTAGACCCCGAATTGCTAAAGCCGATTCGGTACAATGTGAAAATGTTGCTTAGGATTCATGGGGATTTGACCCGAAGCAAATCCATGAGCGATCGGTCCTTTCTCGCGATGCAGATGATTTACCAGGTCGCAGAATTGCAAGGGCATCTATTCAATGTAATCAAGCAGGAGGGCATCAAGCATGGCTAGTTCAGCAGAAGTATATGCTGCCCTCCGAATCATCGGAGCATCATGCAAAGGCATGGGCTCTGGTGAGAATTGGGCAATGGAAGTAGCGAGCACTTGGGCAGGTGAGTTGAAGCATGCTCAGGCAAAGCATGTTGCAGACGCAGCACGAATGTGGATTCGAACGGAGGAGCGCCGTCCATCATTGTACAATTTTCTCAGCGTCGTCAAGCAGGCTAGAGGGCAGGCAAATGTCAAGCAGGACATCGCTGGTTGCGAAGATTGTGGATACAGCGGTTGGCGAGAATTGGTCGTCCATTGGTTGGATGCACGCACCAATACAAGAAGGGCGCAAAGTTACACCGCGCCATGTGAGTGTGAACGCGGGATGCATTTCGCTCAGAGTGTTGATGGATTTACCGTATCTAAAGCAAGACGCCAGTTCGAAAACATGGCTGGATTTATAGAAATACACGTTACCGACCGTGAAAGGTCAGCCATACCTTTGGCATTGAAAGTCTCACCGGAGCAATATCAGGAATTGTATAGCAAGCCTAAACGACGTAGCCTTGGATGGGAAAGCTGATGCCGAAAACAAAAGATAAACAATACAAAAATTGGATTTCGCAATGTTGGCCACTTCAGTCGGAATACGACCTGCAAAGGTTCAAACGTTTCATTGATTCGTTACGGTTCCATTTTAACTTTAATTACCATGACACATTTCTATTCGTACAAGAAGCCGTTGGTCGTCAGATTACAATGGGTGACTTTGATACCGTCATGGCAGAGCTTGATGCGTTGGAATCGAGGTAAGCATGACGAATTGGAACCTAATCACACCGAGTTGGATACCAGAAAAATACACCGATGATGAAGACCGAGAATGCGATGCTTGTGGCGAACAGTTGATTTTGGTGGCTTGTGCTCGTCCAAATGTCGAAGACAATGAACCTTGGCACCGTCGCACAATGGACATTTGCCAAGAGTGCGAAGCGGAGTATGATTGGACTGGCAAATTGGTTATCAACGAATAGGGGATGTCATGCCAGCCAAAAGCAAATCGAAAAAAGCCAAAGTCAAGTCAGAAGCCAAGACTCAAGAAGCAGCGAAATCATATATCGTTGCAAAATGCCAATGGTGTGGGATGGAGTGGAAGCACTTTGGCCCCCAAACGCCTGCACATGTATGTGGCAAACTGTGTGAAGAGCATCTGCGTACTTCACTTGAGCTAAAGCAAGAAGCAGCAGAAATCAAGGCAAGAGCGTAGGTTGTTTGCACCAACCATTACGAGGTGGTACGGTAGAAATCAAACAAGGAGCGACCATGGGCAAGAAAAGCGCAGCCGCAGTATATGTCGACCCGAAGACCTTGGTGCCTTGGAGTCGGAACCCGCGAGATAACAAGATGGCTATCGATAAGGTGGCCACATCAATAGAGCGGTATGGATTCGCTTCGCCTATCGTGGCCAGGCAAGAGGATGCCAGAATCATAGCGGGGCATACGAGGCACGCAGCAGCTATGCGGTTGGGCTTAGATGAAGTGCCTGTGCGTTTCCTCGATATCGATGAACAGAAGGCATCAGCGCTCGCTCTGGCCGATAATAAACTGGGCGAAATTGCCACATGGGATGATGACGAGCTAAACAGAATTTTGAACGAACTTAATGCAGACGGGGTGGATGTCGGCGAACTTGGTTTCGACATGGATGAGTTCGCAGATTTGCTTGATGAAATCGAAGCTGACTCTATCGAGCCAGATATCGTGTTCAGTGAATACCTTGACGAAGCAAATAACTATGTCGTGCTTCTGTTCAAAAACGAGATTGATTGGCTATCCGCTCAGACCCACTTCGAGCTTGAGTCGAAATACTCAAGACGATCGAATGGCAAACCATGGTCAAAAGGCGTTGGGCGCGTCATTGATGGAGCCGAATATCTGGACAAAATCAAAACGCCATGATTCGCATTTTGGTGCCGAGTTATGGCCGTGCCGGACAAGCCTCGACTATGTCGATTTTGCCGTCGGCAGATATCGTCGTACCCGAATCGCAATGGGACCTGTACGAAAAGACCTACCCAGGACGGGTGTTGACAATACCCGACAGCAAGGATGGAAACATAGCCCGGAAACGAAATGCCGTACTCGACATGCTTGAGCCTGACGAACCTTGTTTCATGGTTGATGACGATTTGCTTAACGTGGACAAAATCAAGCATGGAAAGCTCGCCGATGTGCAGCAAATGTTGGAAAGCTTTAGCAATGCAGCGCAAGATGCTGGTGCCTATTATGGTGGATTTTCGAATTACAACGACCCTGGCAAAATGGCGGAATATGCACCATTCTCATTGACCAAACCAAGCTATGGTTGCGTGTTCATTAGGAATGACCCGAGCATTCGATATGACGAATCACTCGGCAGGCATGAGGATGTCGATATTTACCTGCAGTACATGCTGAAGCATAGATTCGTATTTAGAGATAACCGTTACTATTTCAACTTTGAGTGCAACAAGGATGTAGCTAAAAGGGTCCAACCTGGTGGAATACAGGGCGGTGATGTCGAGCACCGAGATGCTTTGATTGCACTACGAAAGAAGTGGGGCGGACTAATCAAGCTTAAAGATGGCAGAATGAATGGTGTGCACCAACCGATCAAGGGGACGTGATGCAGATACTTAGTCCGTCATGGAAGCGTGCAGATTCGTGTTTCACTCACAAATATTTACCAGACATAAAGTACGTTGTCTGCACATCGCAAGCAGATGCATATCGAGAAAATGGTTTGCCTGTGTTGGAATGTCCAGACTCAGCTCAGGGCAGCGTTTGTCGAGTTAGAAATTGGATTCTGGACAATGCCGACGATGACCATGTGCTAATAGTAGATGATGACATTCACTATCTCGGCAGGTGGAATGGTAACAAGCACCAGAAAATGAACACGAAGCAAGCGATGGAATTCATAGCTCAAGGCTTCGAGCTTGCGGAGCAGTTTGGTGTTCGATTCTGGGGAATCAATCTGTTGCAGGACAAAGGTGCATATCGCGAATACACTCCATTCAGTCTCAACAATGTCGTGCTTGGGCCATTTGGTGGATTCCTCAATGCCGATTGCAGATATGATGAATCGTTGCCTTTGAAGGAAGATTACGACATGAGCTTGCAGATGTTGAACAAACATCGGAAGGTCCTACGCATTAACTATGCTCATTATGTATGCAAGCAGCACACGAATCGTGGTGGCTGTGCATCCTACAGAACCGTTAGCAGGGAGATGGAGCAGTTTGACATGTTGCAGGCGAAGTGGGGCAAGAGCATAATCAGAAAAGACAGTGGGTCGTCAAAGGTAAATAGGAAACGGCAACAGACCTATGACATCAACCCAATAGTACGAGTGCCGATAGGTGGTGTGTGATGGGTAGGCCAACAAAACTCAATCCGCAAACGCAACTGAAGTTCATACAGGGGCTAAAGCTTGGTTTGACTTATGAGCTTGCTGCGTCCTATGCGGGAGTCGATAGGACCACGATATTCAACTGGATGAGACGTGGGAAGGAAGAGACAGAGGGCATTTATTTCGACTTTGTCAACGCAGTAAAACAAGCAGAAGGAGTCTGTGCAGCGAATTGCATGACTCGTATTATCCGGGCAGCAGAGAATGGTCAGTGGCAGGCAGCGGGTTGGATAATGGAGCGCCGATATGGATATTCAGCTCGTCAAGAAATCAACGTGGGGGCATCGGAGCAAGGGCTGGACGCAGCAGAGGAACTAATCAATAAGGTGGCCCAAGTCGCTCAAGCGTTACAGGAGCCTGAACTTGGGGAAGATTGACCGGGCCAATCTCATATCAGAAGGGTACGAAGCAGCGGTCAGGCTGAATGGCTTGATGGCGCAGTACCCGTTGGCCTTTCGTCGTTTATGGCATAGGCCTGGGCCTCGGACCTCGCAGAAGCGGGCTGTCCAGTTGCTTACAGACAGGAGCATCAAGTGCGGATTGCTTGTTGGTGGCAATCGGTCTGGCAAATCAGAAGCTGGAGCAATGGTGGCAGCGGCTGTTGCGATCGGCAGTGCTGACCCAGGTGTCAGTCGTTGGATACGTGAGAATGAACTCGACCCCGATTCGTTCAACAAGGAACCTGGCCGCATATGTTGCGTCTCGTTGACCTCAAATGAATCAATCCGAGTACAGAGGCCGAAGATAAACCAATTCTTGCCTGCTGGTACATATTGGAAAAACCAATTCGGTGGCGGTGAAGCAGTCGCCCAGTTGCCGAATGGCGGAGTCGTCCTATTCAAGACCATCGACCAAGGAGCAAGAAGTTTCCAGGCAGATGCGTGGGACCTGTGCTGGTTTGACGAAGACCCAGAAGACCAAGCATGTTTCAACGAGGCAAGGATGCGTTTGGTCGATAAGCGTGGTTTTTGTTATGTCACGATGACACCACTGCGTGGACTGACTTGGATTTGGGAGCGATTCGTAAGGGATTCGGAACCCAATACGATGTGCCAGTGGATTCATGGCGAAGACAATCCATACATACCGCGTGATGAGCTTGAGACCCTGTTGCGTAGCTATGGTCCCCATGAAAGGGCGGCCAGAGCAAGGGGTGAGTTTACCGTGCTCGAGGGCAGGGTTTACCCAGACTGGGGACGGCACAAGCATGTTGTCGAAGATGTCGAGATTCAGTCACACTGGCTGCGTTATGCCTCGATAGACTTTGGTACCAGAAACCCCTTCTGTTGCCTTATGGCGGCAGTGGACCCCAAAGACGATACGCTCTACATATTGGATGAGCATTACCAGTCAGAGTGGACGCTGAGTCGACATGCAGAGGCGATGCGGGCAATGTTCCGTCAGTATGGAATGCCGGACCAAATCGTCGCAGACCCAGAAGACCGTGGTTCGCGTTTGTCGTTGGCTTCTGAACATGACATGCCCACGATTAAGGCACGGAAGGAAATACGTGCAGGCATCAATGCCGTAGCTGAACGGTTAGCTGGTGATGTCAATGGGGAGCCGCATATATTCGTACACAGCAGATGCAAGAACCTCATTCGAGAAATCGAAAGCTACATTTGGGACCAGAGGAGAGGAAAAGCAAACACGAACCAACGTGATTTGCCAGCCAAAGCAAACGACCATGCGATGGATGCCCTTCGCTATCTGTGTATGCATCTCAAGCGTGCCGATTTTGCCGCAGGTTGAATCAGCCGTGACATAAGGCCACGACTCTGTTATCGTCCGACCATGGCAGACGATACCCTGATAGTGCGGCCCACATTTTTTGCTCGGGTCCTAAAGTCGATTGGCCTTCTACCGACTGGTGAAGTCGAATTTACTGCTGGCGCCGATTACTCAGCCCATCAATCGGCAGAGCCGCAGTATGCAAAAGGGAATTCTATGTCTGCATTTGCAGCATTCCCTTTTGTTTATGCATGTGTAGATGCCATAAGCACCGACCTGGCCGGATTGCCAGTCAAGGTCATTCGTGGAAGCGGAGAAAATGCCGAAACGGATGAAAACCACCCTTTTCTTGAGCTTATACAGAATCCGTCCAGCAGGGTATCGTCTGGCCTATTTCGTCGTCAGTTGGTTACTGACTATGTGCTCAGTGGTGATGCCTATGCGTTGATTGCCGGAGAAGGTCAGCCCCAGGCATTGTTGCGTTTGGCGCCTCAGCGTGTGCGGGTAATGCCGTGGAGTGATGGTCAACCGGGTGCGTATGAATATGACCAAGCCGGAGCAAAGAAGGCATATCAATACGATGAAGTAATGCACCTGCGGTCACCATCATGGGAAGATGACCCGTCAAACCTTTACGGTACCGGTGCCATTCGGCCCTTGGATAGCGATCTACGCACTGAGAAGGCAGCAGTCGACAGCGCAGCAGACACCGCGCAAGTCGGTCGACCATCTGGAATCATTAGCCCAAGCGAAGACGGAGACAGGTGGTCGTCAGAGCAGGTCAAGCGTATGCGGTCCGCATATGAAAAGCAGCTGACAGGCAAGTCGGGCGTTTTGTTTCTCGGCGGAGCAGCGAACTTTCAGCAGCTGGCATGGTCGCCAAGAGATTTGGAATTCGTTGAACAGCGGAAAATGACTCGCGAAAGCGTGATGGCTGTTTTCGGAGTACCGCCTACACGAGTCGGGTTACCGTCTGCAAACTACGCCACCGCTCGTGAACAGAACCGGATGTATTGGACAGGGTTGCAAGGTCGGGCATCGATGATTGATGCAGAATTCACCCGCATTGCTCGAATGTTCCCAAATTCGGAAGACGTTCGCGTTGTGCACGATTTTGCCGCAGTCGAAGCATTGCAGGAATCCAGGACGGAGCGATTAAGCCGGGTTGAAAAGTGGTACAAGTTGGGCCTCGACCTGCAGAGCGCATCAATGTTGGAAGGATTCGAAGAAGTACCAGAGCCAGAGCAGTTTTTCGAAGTGGAAGACGAACAGCCTGAGCAGCAGGAAGATGAGCAAGAGCTTAGGGCATTGGGGGATCTCTTCCACCTGGGAAAGTCGGTAACAGATAGTCGCCCGGTAGAACGGGCAGCTATTTTCGAGCGTTATTTTGACCTGACCCTCGACGTCGAACAATATCCGATTCCAGAAACAACAGAAGAACGTGAAATCGTTTGGCGGTCATATATTGACCGGCTTCATGGTCCAGCAGAGCGTTTGTTTCAATCGAAAATGAGAAAGTACCTCGAAGACCAGAAGCGACGGTACATTAGAAGGTTCAACGCAGCAGTAAAGCATAAGGCTGTCATTTCGGCAGGTGGTGGCCTGGTTAGTCGTGGTTTGACCGAAAAAGATATTGATGCAATCATGGATGATTTGGCCGAAGTCGAAAGACTCAAGAAGGTTGCGAAACCAATGACTCGCATGGTGGCCAGTGCAGCCTTCGCCACGACGGCAAAACAGATGGGCGTAAAGGGTATCGCCTGGGACCCTGCGAAGAAGCAAGAATTCGTCAATCGTTCGATTACTCGTTTGGCGCAACAGTTGACCAACACCACGTCGGGCAATTTGAGGCAGATAATCGAAAAGGGAATCTACGATGGCTTATCGTTAGATGCGGTCGCTGAGTTGATTGTCGATGATTCACGTGGCCTATTCACAAGTGCTCGTGCATTGAGGATTGCCAGAACAGAGGCGACGAGATTGACAAATGCCACCTCGTTGGCCAGCATGGATGAGGCAAGGGACATTGGCATTATGGTTTGGAAGATGTGGGCAACAGCGGGTGATGACAAGGTGCGCGAAGCACACGCAGCTTTAGATGGTAGCCTGGTCGATTCCTATGAAGATTTTGAAGCGACCTACATTGATGATGATGGGAATACCCAAGTGATGCCTTTACAGCAGCCAGGTGGTAGTGACCGAGCATCGTTCGATATCAATTGCCGTTGCACTTTGGTCCCCTTCATTGATAGAAGCGAAGCAGACAAGTCTTCACAAAGACGCCGAAAACGTGCAGAAGAAAATCAAGAAACGTAAATGGAAACCAAAGCGCCATACGATGACATAGACTTCAGCCCGCCAAAAGCGTGCATCAATGAGGCGAAGCGTGGTTTGAAATGGCACGCGCAAGGGCACAGTGGTGATGGTCTACGACCAGCAACAGTAAGGTGGGCACGACGGTTGGCTAACGGTGGGAACATTACGCCTGACAAAGCAAGAAAGATGCGGGCATGGTTGGCTCGTCATGAGTCGGACAAAGATGCAGAAGGATTTCGACCTGGCGAAGATGGTTATCCAACGCCTGGACGAGTCGCGTGGGCGTTATGGTGCGGTGACCCCGGAGTTGCATGGAGCAATAAACTTGTGAGACAAATGGAAGCCGCAGATGCTAAGAAGCAAATCAAATCAAGTGAGGATATCGCAGTGAGTCAACAAGAGCATAATGTCGTCCGCAAAATCAACATCGACAATGACATCAAGCACAAAGCTGAACGATATCACGATGACGACCATGAAGAAGATGACAAGATGGCATTGACCGATTGGGATTCGAAGCAGATGGAAGATGAGGACGAAGACCACATGAAAGATGGCCTGACAGTCGTTGTCGCATCTGCTCCCACACCGGACCGATACAACGATATTGTCGAACCAAGCTGGAATCTGCAAAGATTCATGGCAAACCCTGTCGTGCCTTTTGCTCATGATTACACCAAACCGCCAGTTGGGCGCGTACGAAACCTCGAAGTCGTTAACGGTTTACTTGTGGCAAGCATTCAATGGGATGACAGCCCTGAGAATCCGCTTGGCAGGACTGTGGCAAGCCAATTTCGTCGTGGATTTATGAATGCAGTAAGTGTTGGATTTGCGCCTGGCGAGATTGTCCCACGCGCCACTCTACCGGATGATAGCCCATACAAGGCTGATACCGGCAATCTATATCGAAACCCTGAGTTGCTTGAAATCAGTGCGGTGCCAATACCGGCGCACCAAGATGCATTGGCGATCCGCTCTCACGATGGTGCAGAACTCAAGCACATTATCGCAATGGAAGAAACAGACTCCACATATGTCGTCACATATGCTAAAGCGGTAGAGGAACAAAATGCATCTGATGAAGCCGTAAGGGATGAACAGAAGGCAATGCTCGACGTATTCGGAACACACCCACTCAATTCAGTTTTCGGGCAATAGCCCATCTAACCACATCCATAGCAAGGAGTTACTAACTATGGACAGCATCAAGGACACACCCGACCTGTCTACGCCGGAACAGGCAAAACGGGTACTTACTGAGGTCCATCGGGCAGCTCGCGAGCTACGCGATGAAAATGGTCGCCTTCGCGCAGATGTCGAAGCAATGGCTAATGACCTTAAAGCAGCACAAAAATCATTGGTTGAGGCACGGTCTGCTGCAATCAAGCCAAGCAAGGACGATTCTGAGCTTGGACGGTATGTCACCGAACGCGGCATCCGTTGGACCGGAGCAGAAAACAAGGATGGAGTTTACCTTCCTGGTTTGCTGGACGATGACACTCGAAATGAGTGGCAAGGAGAATTCCAAAAAGCCTGCGAAGATTTCAACCTAATCCAAACAGCAATGGGCGGTCAGGTTCCACAAAAAGCAGCTGCCCGTCTACGACACTTGATTCGTCAAGCTCCCGCAGACATCCAACGTGCTTTCGACTCGCAGTCGGGTAGTGGTGGCGAGTTCATTCCCGCACCAGTGCTCCCCACCCTTGAACGTGAAGTCGTTGTACGCGCAGACGTCATGAGCTTGTTTCAGGAAATTGCCGTAAGCAGCAACTCCCAGACATTGCCGATCGTCTCCGCTGGCCTTCGTCCATACCTCAAGGGCACTGTCACCAGTGACAATCCGGCCCAATTTGAGCCGTCTACCCTGACTACGGCAGAACGAACAATCGCACCGAAAGGCTTGGCTGTTCGTGTCGTTATCGATGATGACGCAAGCGAAGATGCCATCTTCGACATGTTGCCGATGTTGCGTGACGAAGCAGTACAAGCGTTGTCCTACGGTATCGATGATTGCATCATCAATGGTGATACCGCAGCAAGCCCAGCTGATAGCTATGCAGTCTGGAATGCTCGTGGCCTTTGGGGCTCAAGCTCTGGCGGCAGCATCGACCACCGAAAAGCTTGGATTGGATTGCGTGCACGTGCCAATGATGTAAGCAACACAACCGACCGTGCCACGTTCAGCTATTCGACGTTCTTGACCGATATCGGGTCCCTTGCAGCGCCGCGTGGTTTGGGTGGAACTGTTGGTGAGCTTGTCGCCGTGATGAGCCCAGAGGCGTATTTCGCTAATGTGGCTGGACTCAGCCAAGTGGCCACTCTTGAGACCTATGGGCCTGGAGCGTCAGTGATGCAGGGCGAAATAGGTCGTCTCGGTGGAGCTCGCGTAGTGTTGAGTGACTTCATTACCGCAGACCTAAATGCAAGTGGTAATTTCGACAATACGACGACAACCAAAACCGGTATGCTTTTACTGAACGCAAGTCGGTTCAAGATGTACACCCGACGAGGTCGGCGCGTTGAGCTTCAACGTGACGCTACTCGTGGCATCACTCATGTCGTTTGCACCTGGCGCGGTCAGTTCAAGCCTTTGGGCGGAGCAACCACCAAGGACGTTCATTACGCATTCAACATGGCCAAGTAGGCTAACGGAGAACTAAAATGAGCATTCAAAATAATTGCATCCTACAAGTCGAGCTTTCTCAAGCGACCGCAAACACTGGTGAGGACCATTACGTGGTAATGCCTCATGCTGGGGAGTGGAAGTTGCGAGCAGCATATTTCACGCCTCACGCAACCGTGTCCGGACACGCATCCAACACAGCAACGCTGAATGTCAAGCAGGGAGCAAATGCAGCATGCACCGCTATCCTGATTGATGATGGTAGCTCTGGAACCAATGGTCTGACCGCTGGCACCAAGTTGACCTTCACCGTACCAGCATCTGCTGGGGCGGCAGCCGAATTCGGTCAAGGGGACATCTTGCACGTCGACATCGATAAAGCATCCAGCGGCATCAAGGTCGTCGGCGATATGGTTTTCAGCTTTGACCAAATCGTCAGCTAATGACTAAGAGCATCCACCATACCGGGGCGGCGACGGTGGGTGCTTTTCGTCCGATGTGCAGCAGTCCATCACGGGCCGCTGTACATCGGGCAATCATTCAGTCGCAAAACATTTCAATCGAGGTAGACGAGCATGGCAATCGCAACGGCAGCCACGGTCCGTCAGTACATCAGGGCGTTGACCGGAACGGGGGAAGATACCCTGCTCGATGCTCTGATTCTACGTTTCGATAGGATCGGGTCAAGCTATTGCGGATTCCCGACCGCATCCAACCTGTCTACGTTTGAGAATAATACCTACACGCATTATTTTGATGGGGATGGTAGCGACCGTTTGCAGCTTAGAGTCGTTCCAGCAAACACCATCACAAGCGTACATGTAGACGTGGACAGAAAGTACGAAAGCGATTCGTTGGTCGCCGCATCGGACTATGAGCTATTCACCGACGAAGGCATGTTGATTCTGAAAACCGAGTCTGACCAAGGCTCGTTTTCGACTGGTTATCGTTCGGTCAAGGTAGTTTACACGGCAGGATTTACAAGCATTCCCGATGCCATAGTCCACGCTTGTGGCATACAGGTCAATCACTGGTACATGAATCGGGACACCATCGGCAAAACAAATATCAGTCAAGGGGGAGCTACTATCGAGGTTTTGCCGTTGACCTTGTTGGCAGAGGTCCGTCATGCCTTGGCCCCTTATCGTCTGGGCGGCCAGATAGGGGGTTGGCTTGGCTGAACAGAGTTTGCAGCAGTTTGCCGAGAATATCACCAAAGGTGGCAATGGTGGATTGCGCCGCAAAATCAAGCAGTTACTCAAAGCAATGGAAACCTCCGGCGAAGGTTATGCAAAAGACCACTATGGCGATAATGGTCTGGGAATCATTACCGGCCACCTTCGGAACAGTATAAGTTTCAAAGCATTGACGAGTGGGCAAATCTTGGGGGTTATGGGCACGTCAGGCATTAAGATAGAATTGGACTACGCCGCTGTGCATGAATTCGGGGACGCATCTCTTGGTATCCGCGCCCGTCCGTACATTTCGCCAGCGATGGAATATTTACGAGCACAGGTTGGGCCTGATTTTAACAAGATATTTCGCAGCTCAGTATTGAACCAAGGCTTTAGATAATGGGCAGAGAGCGTGAAATCGTTGACCAGATTGTAAGCAACCTGCAAGGCATAAATGGTTCTACAGGTGGTTACACTTTTGACATTTCAGGCAGTGACCAGGTCATAATCGGTGACCAGTTCAACCCTGTACGATTACCTTGTGCTTATGTTTTCGTCGGTGGAGTAGAAACCAACCAAGAGGCCGGCATTACTATTTTGACTCAATATGACCGTTCAATGTCAGTCAACATTATAGGATTTGTGAATGCAGCAAATGATAACCCAGGCGAACTAATGTTGCGTTCGCTGGACTTTCAATCTGACGTTATGAAATGCTTAGAATCAGACCGAAGCCTTGGCAATGGGGGAACGGTGTTGGCTGACGATTTAGAAATTAGCGGCAGAACGTTTCGTGGCGCCGATTTGGACTTGCCAATGACGGGAATTGCTGCTCTGATTGTAACGGTAAAATATCGCCAAGACGCAGGCACGGGCACATGAGTTGGTACTCGAATACATGGGGCTATAGACTGCCGGTATCGATAAACAATACCAGTGGCGCGACCAGCTTCGATGCAACGATAACGGTCCCTTTCGACGCTCAAATATTTTGGAGCAATGTCGAGAATGACGGACACGATGTTCGGTTTACTTCATCAGATGGAATGACTGTACTGGCATACAATCGCGCAACATGGAACTATTCAGACCGGGTTGCAATATTCAATGTTGATTCAGTACCTTGTGCATCAAATGATGCTACGGCCATTATGTTTATGTATTTCGGCAACAGTTCAGCAAGCGATGGCTCAACCTCGCCTTCGATTTCAAGCGCAAAAACAGGCTCGATAGAATTGGCAAGCCATGTCGGTGGTCAAACGGTTGTGCTAAGACCATTTCGCGCCGGTGAAACAATCGCCCAGCAGAAGATTTCGAAAACCTCGAACGAAGAAATTGATGTATGGATTGATTGCCGCAGAGCGCTACAGAAACGAAGCGTAGCATTCAACAAGTCTCGGCGATTGGAAGAGGTTGATTACATTCAAGTGCAGGTGCTTGCAAATGGCTCTGACCAGAGCGGGCAATATGATGAATCGAAGACCACGCTTTCAGACCCTGGTTGGGTCAAGTGCAGACTAAAAGCAGGTTCGTCTGGCACAGATTACACGCTCGCTGTTACAATCGGCACATCGCAAACCCGCGTCTTACAAGCAAGAGCTATAGTGGACGTACAAGATATTGACGAATCATAGGAGGCCAAAGTGGCTGTTTACCTCGGCAGAAATTCCAAAATCGCAGTCGGCGAAGAATCGACCTGGGGCACAGCCGCAAGTCTAACCAATGCACGACCTCTGAACAGTGGCTCACTTGCACGCACAGTGACGCAGGTGCCAAGACCGGACCTTATGAGCGATTCAGGTTCAGCAATGCGCCGCGGCCATTATCAAAGCGTAGAGGAAATGTCTGGCAGTTTTGAAATTGCAGCGACCTATGAGAATTGCGGAATTTTCCTCAAGCACGCACTCGGTTCGCTCGCAACGACCGGTGGAAGCGATCCATACTCTCACACCTACACATTGGCAGCCGATGTCCCAACTGGCATGACCATGGAGTTCATTCGTGGCACAAGCGGGAACAGTGAAAAGTTCGAAGGATGCAAACTCAACCAGATGACGATGAGCATTACGGCTGGTGAATGCATGATGCTTTCGTTCGATATCATCGGTGAAACAGGTGCAGCAAGAGCAAGTGCATCTAGCCCAAGTTTTGGAGCGGCTGAAAATCTAATCCATCACAATCATGCTGGGCAATTCAATTTCAACTCAGTCAATTATGACCTTCGCTCAATGAGCATCACAGTCAATAACAGCCTGGGAAGACGTCAATTGCTTGGGTCGGTATTGACCAAGGAGCCAGTTAGAACTGACTTTATGTCTGTCGAGGTATCTTTCGAGCTTGAAGCGGTCGATACTCTTTATGCGGCCATGCTTGCAGGAACGCAAAGTGACGCAACCATAACGTTTACTCACCCAACCGTTTCGAATCGAACAATGGCAATCACGCTTGAAAATGTGTACCTCACGGCAGCGTCAGATTCCATCTCGGATGCCGGCATTGTGTCGGTATCGTGCACCGGCATGTGTGAGAGCGATGGCACCAACGAAGGTTTGAAAATCGTTGTACAAAATGCTGATTCTACTGGAATCGGAAACTAAATAAAACAAAAGGAGCGGCAAAATGTCAATCGTTCAACTTATACAAAATCAATCAACCAAGGTAATACAACGCGGTGGCATGCACTGGCGAATCAAGCGAGTACGATCGAAAGATTGCCTACGCGCAGGTTTGGCAACGATGATTCACTTGGCACCGGAGGACCTTGGCGAATTGGACCCGGAAAACGAAGAGCACGTGCAAAAGGTAGCTGGCAGTTGGTCGTCTAAGATGGCAGCAATGACAGACGTGCAAGCCGCCAAGCTTTCCGATTCATTGGATGCCTTGGTTTGCGCAGGAATCGTTGCAGTCAGCCAGGATGGTGTTGATTTTGAAGACATCAAATTCACCCTGAATGAGCGCGAGGTAAACATAGACAAGTCGATACTGTCGGTTGATTCACTGCCTTGGACATTACGGCAAGAGTTGGCAAGTGATGTGCAGATACATTCACGAGAAGGCATGGAGGACGCAGAACAAGCGGTTGCCACGTTTCGCAAAAGAGCCGAACCTGGTGTTGCTGGTTGACCGAATTGCCCGCAGATATAATCGGACACCAGCCGAAGTGCTTGAAATGGACCCGTACGAGTTATCATTGTGCGTAGTCTGCGTGCAACATGCCGATGTTTATTCGTCGTCATATGTCAAACGCTTGCAGCGTGGAGCTAAAAATTCCATCATACCCGTGCCGGTACCAGTCATAAACATTACGGAGATTTGAGATGGCCAGCAATATCGTCAAGATGATTTTACGGCTTGACGATCAAGCGTCGGCTGGACTGTCACGAGTAGGGAGCACTGCCACCAGTACCAGTTCCAAGTTCGAAAATATGGCCAAAAAAGGTGGATTGGCTGCAGCCGCCTTAACCGGTATCGCAATCGCAGCTAAAGGCGCCTACAATGGCTTTCTGAGCTTAGGGCAGTCAGTAGCAGATATTGGTAACCAATTCGGGGACGCAGCAGTCGTAACGGGACTGTCGGCCCGTACGCTTGAAAATTTCGATTTCATGGCAAGAGCAACCGGCTCGAGTCTTGAAAGATTGGAGCGTGGCTTCAACAAATTCCACGTAGGCATATCGGAAGCAAAATCTGGCACAGGCACTTTGGTAGATACGTTTGAGCAACTTAACGAACGTGTCGGATTTAATGTTGAGGCATTTGGCGATACAGAATCTGCGTTGTTTGGATTTTTAGATGCGCTGAGATTGACCAACGATGAAACATTTGTTGCCGAAGCCATGTCGAATGCTTTCGGCCGAGCCGCATTGGATTTAAACAAAGCGCTTTCAACTGGTGACATTGAAAATTACAGCGCCGTACTCGACGAAGTTGGTCGTGTTACCGGTCCTCAGGCAATCGAAACCACGCAAACAATGCAGGCAAATATCGCCTTGCAGGATGTCATATTTCGCAGATTGAAAATGACAATTTTCGATACCTTTCTCGGCGAAAATGGTTTCACTAAAGCGATAGCATTGTCCATCGGAACGGTGAAAGCGTTTGGAACCGCTATTGACCAAATATGGAATATGATAAAAGGCTTGGGCCAAGCCATCATTGCGTTGATGCAGGCAATCCAGCGGATACCAGAAGCAATCGCGTCCGGCAATTTCAGCAACGTAGAACGTGCCATGGATGCCTTCAATGAGGCGAGCCAGCTTGGAATCGATGAAGGGTTTAACGCTTTTCTGCGTGGCGATTGGATAAACGAAGGATTCAAGGCTGCGCAATCGTACCGGGACCAACTAAACCTGATTGTCGGAGGTGCAGAACAAGAAGTTGCAGACGCTCAAGCATTGGCTGATGCACTCGCCGCGGCGGCAGACGCAAAAGCTAAAGCAGAAGCAGAAGCAGTCGGTGATGATTCCGATGGTGGGGACAAGAGAGTAAAGGCAGTTACCAACAGCATTCGTGAACAGGAAATTGCTCTTGAGAAATTGCGAAGGCAGTGGCTCGCCTATATGGATTTCATGAATGAAAGGGAGCTTGCCACTTACGAATATGCATTTTCGCTGGCGGCACTAAATGAGCAAGCAGAGAATTTGTCTGTCGGCACAATCATTGATGGAACCACTGGCAGAACATACGATGATTTTTTCGCAAACCTGATACAGAACCTCGAAAGGTTGGACGATCGAGATTTTGGCCAAATATTGTTTGGTGACGATGCTGTTCTGCAAATCACACAGAACCTCGATAAAGTCACTGACAAGTGGGAATCTTCGATTGACGGTTGGCGGGCAGCCAGTGCAGATTGGTACGAAAACCAGCGATCGATGTACAGCAGCTCCAATGTCGCAGGACCAGTCGCTGCTGGCATGGAAGATATTACCGCTCAACTGTCGAAAGCGTTCGTCGGGATGGGATATGACGAGGGGAGCTTCGGCCTTGGCCAGAAGATAGACGATACATTTTATGATTTGTTTTATGCGTGGGAAAACGCAATGCGCGTTACTGAAGGAGGTTTAGAAACATCTGCCCAAGCATATGCTGACGCGACCGCAGTGTTAAACCAGGGCCAACCTGACCTTTCGCGATCTGCCATGGCTGATATATTCAATGACGCTGCCGCACTTGAGAATCAACTTGGCGTATACCAGGCAGAATCCAAGCGACTCGCCACTCAAATGCAAAACCAAGCCACTGCGCTTGTCCAGTTAGAAACACAAATAGCAAACACTCTTTCGGCTGTCAGTGATGGATTGCTTGACCCTCAAGCAGCGAAAACACTTTTGGATAATTTAGGTGCCACATATGAAAGAGTAAAAGCAGACCTGACAGCAACAGGCGAGCAGCTCAACAAGATGGAGGTCAACGTTGACATCGCAGAAGGGCAGGTCGAGAATTTGAGAGTCGGTGCCATAGATGCTGACAAACTCAACAGTGTGGTGTCCAATATTGGAGGAATAGCGTCGGACGTGGCCTCTGGCAATATTGCGGGCGCAGCAGGCACGATAGCAAACATCGCTGGTGCTTCACCGTTGGTTGGTGGAGTAATCACCGCCATTGGCGCGGTCGCTGAAATTGGGGAGATGACGGTCAAGGAAATAAAGAACAATACAAAATCGTTCGTAAAGAACTTAGAAAAAGGCATCCAAGTTATCGCGGAAGCTTTCCCGCAAGTAATTCAGCACCTGTTAGCAAATCTGCCTGTCGCCATTACTGAGGCAGCGTTTACGTGGATACCGTTACTGGTTTTGGAGTTGCCATTGGCGATAATGAAGGGCGTAGTCGAAGGCTTTCGCTCGATAATTTCATTTATTGTTGATTCGATACGCAATGCATTCAGCATATTCGGTGGTGGCGATGATGATAGACGCACCGGCATACGTGTCGAGCCAGAAGAATATTATACGGGAGTTGCGAAAGTCAATAAGACCGGGCTTGCTGTGCTCCACCGCGGCGAAACCGTCATCCAGGCAAACGGAAGAGCGAGCCAGAGTCAGCAATCGAGAATGGGTGGTGGCTCCGTCAATGTTAACATCAGCACAGCAATACTCGACAGAGATGTCATACCAAGATTGATTCGTGAAATCGACAGGGTTACCGGGTCTTACGGAAGAACAACAGCGAATTTTGCGAGTTCATAATGGGAAACCCAAGAATCTACTTTTACCCGGATGAACTCGGAAGCCTTGAAACCATAGATTTCGGCGAAGGTCTCAGCGATTTGCAGATAACGCAACGCCGAGAAGTGTTTGACGGATACACAAGGGCTGGCTCTTTTACCCGGTCAGTTGGGCGCAGCTATTTAGAAGTTCGAATCATATTGGAAAACTTTACAAATCAAACATTGGTGCGCCAGTTCGAAAGCCTTTCGTCTCACCTCGAACGCGGCAATCCAATCGGATTTGCCCTTGACCACGATAAAGCATGGGCGGGATTCGTTAGGACGACCACCAGATTTGGATATTACAGCCCAGACAGGGGTGAAACCGAAGCGGTCACGTCTGGCAACATGTTTCGCTCATGGTCGTCGTCTGCAACGATAAGTACCGGTGACGAGGTGGTGATAGCAAGCGCATCACCGAGTGGGCTGCGGGAAACAAGGCAAACAAGTGGTGGCACTACCCCAAGCGGGCAAATCGTTTTGATAAATTCAGACCCATTGATTTACACACACCGAAATGCACCAATCGTCGTCCGTCACCGTGATTTTTTTCCTGCATTGATTATGCCCGAGGAATCAATTGGCGATCCGATTATCACAACGAACCATAGAATCAGCCATACTCTTGACCTCATTCTGGTCGAAGATTGGGGAACCCTTGCGGCCGTGAATTCAATTGTCGATGGATTACGAGGCACCGACAATTTGCCGTCCGATGGGCTGTCGCTTCAAGAAGCAATTACGGAATACCGGTCAGGTCTGAATTCCGCATATATTGCCACGGACGAAGTATGACATGGACTGGCGATTTTCAGGATAAGCTCAACGCCACCGGGCCATTTGAGCCGATCATCATTCTACATGTGATGAAATGGGCCGGGACACCTGGCAGGGAGTTCAAAGCTGCATCGCACCCAGGTTACAATTACCCTGAGATTATCGGACCGTCCGTCGCTCTGACTGGTTCATCTATATCGCCAACAAGTTGGACGTTTACGCATGGTACATGTTCGCTTGATATTATTACTGACGATATATCTCAACTTACTGAGTACGCTAAACGTGGAGCTATTTGCCAAATATTGATGGGGTTTACCGAGTGGGATGAAGCAGACTTTCAGCCGATATTCGTCGGCAAAGTGCAAAACATTCGTGGTAGAAATCCAAATTACAGTTTGGACCTTTGGAGCGGAACTTCGTTGCTTTCGACCCGTCTGAATGTTGGCAGCTTTTCGGTATTCAGTGCGAATAGGCAAAACATTTTCTACAATGTCAAGTCGTCGCAGCGAACTACGCTTACGTCAGCATACAGCACAAGTGATAATACCCTCGACGTTGCTGATGCATCAAAGCTCGAAATGCCATCCGCATCGTCAACATATCCTGGCGTAGTGTATGTCGATAATGGAAGCGACGACCCTTTCTATTTGACGTATACCGGCAAAAGCTCAAATCAGCTTACCGGTGTTACAACCTCCGATATCCTGGGGACTACGCGTGCAGCATCGGGAACCAGTAGCACAAAGGTTTACAATGCCGCCTATCTGGCTGGTAACCCATTCGAGATATTGCTTAGAATTCTAACATCCGGCAGTGGTCCATCTTCGCCATATGATGTTTACCCTGATTCATTCGGGTATGGATTGCCATACAGCCTGACAGACCCGGCTGATATGTTTAACGTATTCGCAGCAATGGCTTCAGCGGCTGGTGGCATCACATATCAACTTGCATATGCGCAGAGCGTTGAGGTTGGCGATTCATGGGCATGGGTTCGCGAATTCTTCCGAGACATCGGGCTGGTGGTCGTGCAGAGACATGGTCGGTTGACGTATCGCCCAATACAGGACCCCAACAATCCGCTTTTGGAATCTGGTATTTCAATAACAGATCACGACATCATGGAAGTCTTGGACTTCGGTGCATATCATCCAGATACACCAGCCGAATACCAACGCGTACGAGTAGCTGTTTCAGGCATATCGGTATCGACCACGATGAGGCCGCCAGAAACCGCACCGATGGCAGACCAAATCCTTTTCGATAATACGGACAAGGTTTTTGCATCAGGCACCGCAATCGCAAACGAAATCAAGTCACGAGTACAGTGTTGGGGCCCGAATGTGCCGGAGTATGTGACGCTACGATGTGCCGGCGTCCGGCTCGCAGTCTTGGCGCCACTCGACATCGTCAAAGTCAGCTCCTCATTGATTGGTAAAGGCAGAATTGACCAAACCAAAGTGCAGGGCTATCAAGACCAAGCGTGTATGGTTTTACGGGTATCGCCCGACTTTTACCTTGGCCAAGTCGAATTGACTGTCGCCGCGATTGACCCGTTTTGATATTATCCGAGATAACAGGAGCACAGAAATGGCAGCTATCGACTTAACAGGGGCCACGAATGTCCCCTATATCTACGCAAAAACCTCAGTCGGCACGACTTATCAAGAGTTCAAATTGCCGCCTTGGTGCTGTCGCGTTCTGGTTTTTGCAAGCAAATCTGCGTGGGTATCAGTCAAGGGAGAAGATAGCCCAGCAGATGGTGGTTCTGTTGGCACTCACAAAATCCAAATCCCAGCGAATCAAGCGGCTGAATTCGTGATTCAAGGACCGGAGCAGCGACCTATTCGAACCGGGTTGACTTATGCACGGTCCATTTTCGTTGCCAGTCAGGCCAGCACATGCACAGTGACTGTAGTGCTTGAAGCTGGGGTGTCATAATGGGCGGATCACGATGGGGAGAATCGACAACGCTAAGTGACATCGAGGTAGATGGCACCACGCTGGTATGTGACGAGACCAATAACCGAATCGGAATCGGCACCGCATCGCCTTCGACCGCGCTTGACGTAGCTGGCGATGTAACCCTGAGCGGTGACATCATCATCGACGATGGTGGTTCGCTAAAAGAGGCCGGCGGAACTGCTGC